GGGTAACGCTTGCCGGGCTTCCCACGCTGTAGGTTTTCTGCACTGACGCTATGCGCGTGAGGTCGGTGGAGAGGGCGGTCACCTGGTCGTCGCTCGACAGTGCGGCCAGCTGCACGGTAACGCCGGTGAACCTCAGCACGGGGTCTTTGTACCGGCCCAGTAGGTAGTTGCCCAGCGCGGCTACCTCGGCAACGGTGCTATTGAGAAGGTCTAGCTTTGTGTATTGCTGCGCCTGGTAGAGCGCGATGCTCGCCGCGTTGCTAGTAGTCGACGGGTTTACCGGGTCGGCGGGGCTTTGCGTCTGAATGTAGTTGTAAAGCAGTTCATCCCCGTACTGGTTCATTAGCGTCCGGTACGGGATGCCACCGCTGCCGGTGTCCACGAAGGCAATGGACGAAACCGGGTTTAGCACTGCCGCGCGCCCTGTGAATGTCAGGGTGCCATTAGAGCTGATGAATAGGTAGCCCTGCTCCGACGTCGCCACGTTCTGCAAGTAGCTAAGGACGTTCGTGCCGGCCGGAATGAGGTATGCCCCCAGCGTGGAGGAACCCGTGCCGACGCTGTACGGCCCTTGGTACGCCACCTCGGGGCGCGTGAGGATGTACGCCACGCGCGCGCTGCTGGATTCCGCTGAGGGCGTTACGGCGTTCATCGACTGGTTCGCCAGAACCGTAAAGGCATCCGCGCACGCCACGGTTGTCACGTTCGCATTCGTGGTGTAGCCGTAGTCGAGGTCCCAGTCAGTCACGAACCCGGTGTAAATAATGACGCCACCGGCGAGGACCTGCACGGGTTGCCTGGGGGCCACGAACGGGTAGTAAATGCTGGCAGTGTTCAGCGGGTCGAGCAGGCGCGTGGGATCGTAAATCTGGAGCTGCGCGGTGCCGCCGTTGAATTGTTCCATCTCACGGTTGCGGCCCCTGGTAATGCTCACACTCTGAACCATGCTGGTGAGGTCGACCATCTGGTAGCCGCCCAGCGTGCTCGTGTCCAGTAGCCCGTAGGTGGCATTGTCCAGCTGGAACGGCGTCCCGAAGGAAACCGTTGTCTGGAATCCAACCAGTACCTGAAGAGTCGGGGCGCTCATGCTGCCGCGAACACCGGGCCGCTGCGGCGCTGCGCGTTCTGTATGGCCTCAATAATCTGCTGGCCGATCTGGTCCGGCGTGGAGACTAGGCCCGCCTGCACGTTAATGGTGATGCCGCCCATGCCGCTAAGCCGGTCAAGTGGGATGACGGCCTCTGGGCCTGCTTCACCAATGAGCCCCAGCGTCGGTCGTGTGACGATCCCGCCCATGGCAAAGGGCGTTGCCGGGTCGCCGTCAAAGCCGCCAGCGGGGTTCAGACCGCCCCCCGGGTCAGCCGGGTTGAACGGGGTCCGGTTGCCCTTGTCGAATGATCCAATCAGTTTGAGCAGCGCTTGCAGTGTCTTAAAAGCGGCGTAGATCGGCGCGAAGGCCACGACGAAGGCCGTTTTGAGTACGTCTAGCGCGGGGCCAGCGTTTTTCTCAATCCAGTTAAACGCCGTTTTCAGGGCATTGACGACCCCGCTAATAATCGGTGCCACGTTTTCTGATATCCAGTTAAACGCGGCCTTGAATGCGTTCCCTAGCCCGTCGACGAAACCCCGGAACGTGTCGGAGGTGTTATAGGCGACGATCACGGCTGCGACGAACGCGGCAAGGGCAAGGATCACGATGCCGATGGGATTAAGCGATAGCGCCAGATTGTAGGCGTACTGGGCGGCGGTGAGGATCGCGGTGGTGGCGGCTGCAACCTTCATGGCGATGTTGACGGCGATGATGGCGGCTGCGAACGCGGCAATGGCTACGCCTGCAATGGCGACCACTGTGGCGTTTTCCTGCACGAACGTCGCCATATTTTGCAGCACTGGGAGCAGCAGGCTAATTGCCGGGAGCAGGGCCGCGCCTATGGCCTCTTTTGTCTCGTCAATTGTGACGCCCAGCGTGCGAAACTTGCCCGCGCCTGTCTCCGCAGCTTCGGCGGCCGCCCCGCCCGTGAGCTTTGCGAGTTCCGCCTGGGCCTTCTCAAAGTCCTTTGACTTGATAATGCCTTCGTCGAACCCGGGTATCAGTTTCTTTAGCGCCCCGAGGTTCCCGCCGTATGCTTTTGCAAGGCTAGAGGTTACGGCTTCGAGCGGTCGGCCCGTTTGTGCTGAGACGTCGAGGGCGATGCCGAGCAGGTCCTGCGCCTTCGACACGTCGCCGGTTGCCGTTGCCAGTTTGCCAAGCGCCGGCCGCAGCTGATCGTCGGCGATGCCCACCTGCATGGACAGTTTGGTGATGTAGCCCTCAGCACTTGCAACGGCGGCATCAGTCGCCCCGGTAACGCGCTTTAGTTGCCCTGCCAGCAGGTCGGATGCCGCTGCATCCTCGATTGCGGCTTTTGCGAAGTCAACCGCTGCGGCCCCGAGGGCCACAAGGGCAATGCCTGCCGGCACTGCGGCCTTGCGAACGGCGAACGCTGCACGCTGTCCGTTGGTTTCCAATTGCTTAAAAGACTTAACGGCCTTATTCATTCCAGAGGCGTTGAAGTCCGTAATGATCGGGATGACTATGCCCATTAGCCCAGCTCCCTGTTCACTCTTGAAATGGCGTTCGCCACTGCCGTTTTCACGCCCGCGTTAATCTCGTTCATATGACGATCCACGGCGGGCCACAGAACGCGCCCGGCCCGGGCCCGAATCTTTGGCCCTAGCGTTCCCTGGTCGGCCTTCGCCAGCTCGAATTGCCGTCCGGCGTTCGTCGACTGGGTGATGTAGACCACGCTGGACCTATTGCGGCGGGTGTCGGCCTTCACCTTTACGCCTGCCCCGACCTTTGCGGCATCCCACGGGAAAGCCTTACCGCCGGCCGATGAATAACCACCCTCAGACGAAGGCGTCCACTTGCGGGCCATGCCGCTGAGGACCGTGGCCGGGTACCGCGCGCGCGCGTCATTTATTGCGCCCTGCGCCGCGACCGTCACTTCGGCTAGAAACTCTTTGCGGTAGGTCGGGTCCAGCTTGCCCAACGACTTGATTGTGGCCGCGATGCCGAAGGAGTCGCTTGCGGTTGCGCCTGGTGCATTGAAACTCATATCTACAAACTGGCGCACTATTTGCGGCTTTCGTTTATTGCGGCGAGGACTGTGGTGAGGTCCCTAATGGTGAACGGTACATCTGGGGGCCAGTAGCCGGTGCCTGCCAATACCTCAGCGAGTGCCCGCCTTACTGTTCCCCTGGCGTAGGGTTTGTGTTCTCTCCCTCCGCGTCCTCGATTGCCTCAATCAGTGGGTCATTCTGTAGGAAGTCGTCAAACTTGAGCGGGACCGTAATCCCTTGGTGTGCAGCTGCACGCCACACACAGAACGCTAGCCACCCCACCCGCATTTCCGATGCATTCGCCATGCACTGGAAAGAGCGGTCGTACTTTTCCTCAAACTGTGAGGCAACGTAAAGGCTGGTGATATCAACTTCGTGCGACTGGCCCTTATACAGCAGCGTGAATTGTGCAGGCATCTTTTCCCCTTAGTCTTTGCCCTACGGCGTAATGTCGCGTGCCCAGGTGCCTGCGGAAAACGACACCTCGTACACCTGAAGCTCGCCCACGGTCTGCGCGGTCGGAATGTCGGCGATCATGGTGTTTGTAATCGTGTATTCCGGGTTGCTCGCGCTGATTGCGCCTGCGGCGTGGGTGACCACGATGACGGTATCGCCCTGGCCTACTTCGGCGTTTAGCGTGGCCTCAACCTCGCCAGCGCCATACGAAGCGTAAAGCGTGATGGAACCTTCGACGGTCTGAAGGCCCGCGACCATACGCTCGCCAGTGTCGCCAAAAGCGGTCGAGGTGAGCGGGTTAGAACCCAGCGTGAAGGTAATGGACGAACACTGGTCAGTGAGGTCCACGCCGCCGATAGTAATTGAGTGTGGCTGGCTGAGATACGTTGTCGTAGCGATGGCGCTAGCTCCTCATGGTTGATACACGAATGGTCAGATCGAATGACGGGATATCTTGCCCGCCAATTGCCGTCATAGACGGCGTGCCGCTGATGACGCTGATCTCCGAATCCATGATGGTGTCGGCAGTCGTCATTAGGTAGTCCGCCGCGTCGGAGTTTCCGGGCGGCGCGGCGAGAATCCGCAGGCGGAACGTAATGTCTGCGATGTTGGAATTGAAGCAAGTGAACGTAGGCGGCTCAATAACGACAGACATAGGCCGCGCGTTCCGCGAATCAGTCACGACGGCAAGTCCAAGCGCCGTGAGACTGGCCGCGAGTGTCGCCTGGGCCTCTGCGAAAATGCCGGTAGCGCTCATGCGACCTGCGCCCGGTTCACGCCCAGCAGCTTGTTGATCTGCCCGTGAGTGCCGAAGGGAACCGCCCCGCCCATCTGGTCGAATGATGCGTAAGAATCTACGGAACCGCGCTCACGATAAAGGGAACCGGCCAGCATGATCGTGCCCAGTAGAACGTCGGGCCCGGGGACCGTGGTGAGAGAATCAAAGTAGCCCGATTCCCTGCGCCGGCGATAGGCGAAAGCGTTACCGGCATTCGTCGCCACCGTGACAAAGGCTTCGTCGTTCGGCGTGGCAGGGTCAATCCCTAGCCAGTCGAGGACGTCCTGGTCACTTGCCCAGGTGCATACGGGCGTGAAGGTAAGCGTGCCCGATGGGATGACTGCATCCCGGGCTACGTCGGCTGCGGCTGAGTAATACAGCAGCTGATTCGGCAGGATGATGTCGGGGTCGAAAAGCCAGTCGCCTTCGTCATTCACGCCCAGATAAAGATACGTCGGGACGGCCTGCACGACGAACGTGCCATTAAAGCCGGACACGTCGGTCACAACGACCACCTGCCCCGTGCCGATCTCAGTCACTTCAAGCGTCTGAATGACGGCATAGTCATCTATGCGCTGCGCGTGAGTAATTGAGTATTCGGACATGGGGCAGGTGGCCTAAAGCAGTCTACGAAGCGATGACAAACTTGGAGCTATCCAGCATGAGCGTGCTGAAGTAGCCACGGAAGGCAATGGTGCGCGAGAGCGTGGAGGGAACGTCCACCGAAATGGCACCCTTCTGCTGCTCGTAGC